ATATTGTTGCGCCCAACCTTGGTTAGCGGTTGACGCAAGATCTAAATAATTTGAAGTTAATGTTTGCTTTTGTGGAGCAGCCACGCTATTCAAATTATTTCCTGCAGTAATTGCCATAATTTTGTAATTTTAAATTGTTATTTTTTGTTTTTAATTTTAAATTTGAAATCATTAGAATCATCACCTAATACTCTTACTTTTATTCCTCCAGCCTCAACAACTCCGTGAGATTGTCTAGGATTCATATCAATATTTTTAGATTTAGCAATGCTATTTTTTAAAGCATCTACCTTACCTTGTTCGTAAAAGTGACTCGCAATTGCATCCGGATTCATAGCCGTAAACATTGATTTATGATAACCTTTAGCGTCTTTAAGAGTTGAATTTTTATCTAAAAACTTTTTAGTAAAATTCGTTATATCACTTTGAGTTTGCTTTACGTTATCTACATCGCTTACGTTAAACCTGAATCTTTTGTCTCCAACGTTGTATTCAAAACCTTTGAAATTATCATTAAAAACTTCGTTTGTCTTCTTTACGAAAACAGACTGAGAATGTTTTGTTGCTTTTTCTACTTCCTCTGATTCCTTGTTGTATCTGTTGAAGAAATCTACAGCTTTTTGTTGCTCTGTAGTGAGCTTTGATCCAGCTTTGATATCTTCATAGTATTTGGACTTTGCACCGTCCAGGTGTTGCTTTGCCTGAGCAACTTGCTCTTTTAAAGCTAATTTTTTTCTTTTTATTTCAACTTCCCCATCCATTTCTTCGTTGTAAGAAAATTGATCTTCCATTAAAAAATCTATTTCCTCATCGTTTAAGTGAGGTTTTGTTTGTTTGTAATACTCTTTAAGTAAATCGGTGTTTTCTAAATTAGAATAATCTTGGTTTAATTTAACATAATCATTTAAATCTCCACCAGTTTCTTCCATAAAGTCAATTAACTTTTGAATATTTTCAGGAAGTTTCGTGCCTTTTTCTATAGATTCTGTTATAGCTTCTTCTGCTTGTACTGCTAATTCTTCAGCTTCTTCAGTTACCTCTTCTATAATTGGCTTTTCTTGTGTTTCAGTTTCCGATTGTATTTCTTCTTGTTTTTGTACGGAGTCGGTGTCTTCAACGAGTTCAACCACTCCTCCATCGTCAATGTTGTCTTTAATAGTTTCTTCTTTGGTTTCATCTTCTTTTAGGTTTTTTGGTTTTTTTAAATCAACTTTAGTTACAGTTGATTCTTCTAAAATAGGTTTCATTTTCATTTTTTCTTTAATCTTAGTAACATTACCCTTAGTTTCGTTTTCTATAGGTTGTACTTCTGGTTTTTCTTTTACTTTTAATGAGCCTACTTCATTGTCTACTTTCGGCTCTTCTTTTTTCTTTTTTGCCATAATATAATATAATAATAATTAATAATTTGCTTTATTGCATAGGATTAAGTTGATCTACATTTGCTTGTCTACCTCCACCTTCATTAGCAAAATCTTTAGGTGGTCTACTATTGTTTCTTTGATCAATCATTTCCGATTGTTGCGTTGCTTGTATTTTTGTTCTTTGATCTTTACGATCTTCTTTTGTTTTTTCTTTAGTATTATCAATTTGCATATCTAATTGCTTTAACTGCATATCAAATTGATGTTGCATTTGCATTAATTGTTTTTTGATTTCAGCTTCTTGAATCATTTTTTGAGCATCAAATTGTGCTTTTGCTTGTTCTAACATAGCTTGAGATTGTGATTTAGCTTGTTCTTTCTGAACTTCTAGTTGAGCTGAAGCTTGTTGTGTCTGCATATTAGCTTCTGCTTGTGCTTGAATATTTCTTTCTGCAATTTGTTGGTCTTTAACTTGTTTCTTTTGTCTACGTATTTTTAATACTTGATTAGCTAATTTAATATTTTTTATTTCTCTAACATCTATAGCATCTTCTAGTTCTATAGTTTGCTGCGCTAAAGCTACTTGTATATTATTTTCGAGTAAAGCCTTTTCTTCTTCGTCTGGTGATAATTCTATAAAAATACCAAAATCATGAATATGTAGTTCAGCTAAATCAGTAAGTGTTCCTACATTATGTGCTCCAATAGACTCCATAAAAGAATCTCTCATCGGAGAATATTCAATTACATCTGAAATTCTAAGAGAGAGACATTCTGCTATAGAAGCAGTTAAAAATAATCCAGATTGTAAAATATGTCTAGTAGCTGTATTTGAATTTGCTGCTGCTATTTTTTGAACACCTACTAAAGCATTTTTATCTGGCATACTACCGTCTCTAGCTTCATTAAGACCAGTCACATCTCTAATCATTTGTAAGTAATAATTATAATTAGCTATAAGAGCTTGCATTTTATTACCTCCACTTCCACTAGTTATTTCTTGAATTGGTACTTTACCAGGATTCATGTCTCCTTCTTGTGTAAACGATCTACCGATTACGGATCCAGTTTGGAAGAACATATTTAATGCTTCTTGTGGATTATAATTAGTTCCATTACCTAGATCTATTTCAGCTAATCCATCAGCGTCAAGATAAACACCATCTGGAACCATACGAGAGATTAATTGTTGAATTTTTAAATGGGTTAATTGAATCATGTCTGCAAAACCTGTGATACGTTTTACTAAAGATTCTATTTTTCCTTCATACATTCTAGGAGCTACAATAGAATAATTCATTCTAACTTTTGAATAATCACTCTTTGACCGCATCATATTTTTAGACATCTCCCACTTTAATAGTTTTTCTGTTCCTATTATTTTCGCGCCTTCATATAAGCATTCGATCTGTCTAGACATCCTAGTATAAGCTCCTTCTTTTTCTTCTGGAGGATTAAAAGTATCATCTTTTTCTATTGCTTTGTCTGCCCCAGTAGCGACTTCTTTAACTTTATAAACCTCGTTCATATAGGTTTTATAGTTAAAGTATAAAACTTGTACTACGTTCTCATCAAAATCTCTTTTATTTTGTCCGTAGAAATTGTTATATCTTGATTTATTTGGGGTTTTTATAATCTCTTCTAAATCTGCTTGAGTAAGATGGGGAAATTGTTTAGCTAATTCGTTTATAGATATTTCTTTTACCTCTCCAACATAATATACGTCTTCAAAATAAGGTGAGTTCGTGTGTGAATAAACTAAATTAGCTGGATCTACATAATCTACAGTTATTCCTTCTGAGGTATTAAAATCAGTTTTAACAGCGCCAATACCTAGAACAGTAAGATCATAATAGAATCTTTTTCTAGTGAGTTCGTATTTATTTTTTTCTAACACTGTATTAATAGCTTGTTCTTCAGCTATTTCTACCGCCTGCTTGTAAGTTAACTGCATGTGGATAGCTAGTTCTTCTTTAGATTCAGGTAAATCTCCTTGTTGATTCTCATACATATCTAATCCAAAGGCTTCTGCTACAAAGTCATTAAACTCCGTAGTTTCCATATCTCGTAAAACAGATTCCATATACATCGATCTTTCTGACACGCTATATGGATCTTGTGCATACGCTTTTATGTCATAAGTTCTTTCGGCTATACCATTTACAACTATATCTACAAATTTAGATATAATAGGAACAGGTTTCCAATCTAAATTTAAATAAGACAAATCACCATTAATAGATAATTCGTCTTTATATTTTTGTATTGATTGTTCTCCTCTAGCGTATAATCTTAATTCTCGGAAATTATTTTTATTGTTAATATATCTATGTCGGTTATTATCTGTGTTAAACCACTCGCTTTCTATAGCTTTAGCTACTTTTAAACCATAGTCATAACTTAACTTCTCAGCATCGCTCACAACTTGACTAGGAAAATTATTATATACAGACTCTGCCATATTTATTTTATTAATTTAGATGTGCTTCCAGTATTTTTATACTTCGCAATATTTATATTTAACTTTGGTTTTTCAACTTCAGCATTAGGATGGTATAAATGTCTATTACAAGCCATTATAGCTAATCCTGAACTTATAGTTGCATCAAACTTAGTTCTTTTTGTTATATCAAATCTACTCCAATCGTTTAGCGTTCTATTGAAGTATACGTTTCCATAATTACCCTCTCCCAAATCACCAACATGTTGTTGTATATACATTTCGATAGCGGCAGCATGGGCTTGTTTTATATCTTCACTTGAATTAGGTATACCACCTATTTCTTTTTCTGTTACAGATAGTTTGTTCCAAAGTTTATCTGGTCTATTCATAGAGTAACCTCTATATCCTCTTCTTCTTAAATGGTATAATAACCTAGGTTTATTATTCTCACAAAGTAGTGGCATTCCGTAAAATACTAAAGCCATTAATACGTCTTCGAAAAATATATCAGCAGTAGGTGGTCTCGCTACGTATTCTAAAAACATGTGATTCGGAGGGCAATCTTCCATGCTAAATTTAGTTAATCCATGTAAAGCTCCATTAGATCCTTTTCCATCGACAGTCCCTGATATATCGTAACTATCACAACCAAAAGCTCCCATGTGTTCATTTGCGGGATATTTGATTCCTTTCTTTTGAATGATCTTATTCTGCATATGACTTGGTGGAAACCAACTCACTTTAAATCTGCCTTTTGGGTCTGGGTAGAATATAACCTGAGTATCTTTTATACCATTTACCCACTGAAAATTACCAACTGATAATACCGCTGAGTTACCTATGCCTTCGTTATAATCTATCTGCTCGTATATCTTAACTAGATTGAAAATAGAATTTTTAGCCTCATCCCTAAACGCATGTTCTGTAGTTCTTGGAAATTGTCTATAAAATTCATTTAATCCATCTTGGTCAGATTTTAATCCTTCAGCTTCATTATTCCAGTGTTCTATTATACCTACATCAATTAATTCGCCATCTGGTCCGAGTA